CACAGCAATGTTCACAGGGTTTGTGTACGACTTAAACATTGACTATGCCGAACCGAACCTGTCCACAGCAACAATCGTGGCTACTGATGCGCTCGGGCAACTAGGTCAAACCGTGCTCACAGCATTCAATCCTTCATCGCAACTCACCTCTGCGCGTGTGTCAGCGATCTTGGATCGTCCAGAGGTTGCGTTCTCGACTGCGTTACGAAACATTGAGACTGGCATTGCTACGTGTGGAACGGTTGCTTATGACGATGCAACGAATGTTCTCACAGCGTTGCAGGATGTGGCGATTGCTGAGGGTGGGCGTTTGTTTGTTAATCGTTCTGGGTTGGTTGAGTTTGATGCTCGGATTTCTGTGTCGTTTGGTACGGCTGTGGCTTCGTTTGGTGGTACGGCTGGGATTCCGATTCAGTCGTTGGCAAATCAGTATGGGGCTGAGACGGTGTTGAATCGTGTGGCTGTGCAGATTGATGGTGGTACGGCTTCGAGTGTTGCGTCTGGTACTGCGTCGCAGGGTGAGTATGGGATCAAAACTTTGGCGTTGACTGGTGTGCCGTTGGTTAATGATGCAGCTGGGTCGGCGTTGGCAAGTTTTTTGTTGTCTAGGTTTGAGAATCCGACAGTGAACTTCTCGGGATTCACGGTGTTGTTGAATGCGTTGACGGCTGCACAGCAGGATGTTGTGGCAGGGTTGGAGATTGGTGATTTGGTGTCTGTGTCAAAGACATTCAATGTTGGTTCGCCTGGTACCGTTTCACAGAACGTGGTTGTTGAATCAATCCGGCACAGCATCAACCCTCAACGCCATGATGTGACAGTTGGGTTGGGTCAGATTCGGTTAGCCTTTGTGCTGGATACATCCGACCTCGATAACCCAGATTACGGACTACAATAGGAGCATTATGGCGATCACACCAAATAGCAACTTCTCGGTTGGGGCTGTATTGACAGCACAACAGCAGAACAATTTCCCACGTGGCGTTATGGCTGCTGTGCAAAGCACAGCAGGCGATAAATCAGTGGGTTCTACAGTTGCTGATGTAAGTGGTTTTTCATTAACTTTCACTGCTGTTGCTGGGCGCACTTACAAGTTTAATGTGCAAGCGTCAATGTTTTCTAATACTGCTCAATTTTTCACTGGTCTTTTTGTAACTAACGCTTCCAACGGTATTGTGGGTAATGTGTACGGCAGTGTCCAAGCAGGGTATTACAGTAATATGAGTTTCAGCAATTACATAACAGGTCTGTCAGCAGGTTCTGTTACTTTCAAGTTACGAGCACAATCTGCTTTAGGTTCTACGACCCTACTTGCGAGTGGAAGTGACTATCTATCATTTTGGATTGAAGACATAGGTACAGCATGATTTATCCACACAAACTTTTTGCTATGGAACACATGGGTTGGAAAGACGGCGATCAAGAACCAACTGAACAACAAATAGTTGATGCGATTGAAACATATGAAACGAATAAAGCTTCAGCGAAACAAGCCGTTATTACAAAGTTAGGTTTGACAGCCGATGAGGTCACAGCACTTCTCGCCTAGTCGTTGGCTGATTGTTGCGCCGGCGTTGCTGGCTACGGTTTGGTCGTTTGTTTCTCCTCTGTCAGCTGATTCGATACAGGGATTAAATACCACCTATTACGTCATTGACGAGATTCCTCCTGTCAAATCTGACAGTGTGTATCCGATCTGTGGTTCTGAGATTGAGAACAACATCAATCGAAGCTACGACGGTGAGCCGTATCTAGATTGCACTGGTGACTTGTTCATGGTTCACATGACCGGCTTCATCACGATCCCTGAGCATCAAACAATCGAGTTTTGGTTGGCTTCTGATGATGGTGGCACAATCAAGATTGGTACCGAGGAGTGGGGTACTTGGAACGATCAGGGTTGCTCGGCCACTGAGTCAGGGCAGATAGACATTAGTGCAGGCAGTCTGCCACTCGATGTTTGGATGTACGAGAACGGTGGTGGGACTTGTCTGATGCTTGCCTGGAACATTGACAACTCGGGTTGGGCAATGGTTCCTGATGAAGCGTTCACCACCGATTACCAACAGCCAGTTCAAACCACTATTCCTGACACAACTATTCCTGACACAACTATTCCAGACACAACAATGCCGGAGACAACAACAACATGGGAAACCACAACAACTTCTACGACTGTCGAACCAACAACTGTTCCTGCTACAGACCCACCGACTACTACGACACTTCCAACAACTACCTCTTTGAGTCCGACAACAACAGAAGAAACAATCCCAGACTCAACAACGACAGAAGCCCCGACACCAACAAGCACCCTGCCACCAGTATCCAGTGAAACATCATCTACCTCCTCAACTAGTTCTAGCACCACCAGCACTTCAACTACCACCACCACCTCAACTACAAGCACTACAACAACGACCCTGCCCCCACCCACAACAACCCTGCCCCCACCCATAACCACCCTGCCAGAGCCACCACAAGCCCCTGAGACAAGCCAACCAGCCAAAGACGCACCATTGCCACCCATCAGCGATGAGGCCGTAGTCGAAGCCCTAGCCGACATAGAGCAGGCAACCCCAGCCCAAGTTCAAGCCATCATCACCGAACTACTCGCCTTCGACCTCAGCCCAAACCAAGCCGTCTCCGTTGCATCCGAACCAGCAGTCCTGGAAGTGTTGACGAACGCTGAAGCCGAACAAGTATTTGAGCAGGTTGCTGTTGAGGAGTTGACCACCGAGCAGGCTGTTGAATTGGTGGCTGCTGTGCAAGAAGCACCAACCAAAGTGCGTAAAGCGTTCGAGGCTGTGTTGAATCTGTTTGAAGGTTTCGCTGATGATTACGTGATGACGAATCAGAATGTGCCAATCAAAACTCGTCGAGCATTGATTGCCTTGGGTGCTGTATTCTTGGTGTCAGCCCCTGCACCAATCCGAAGGAATCGATGATGAAGTTGTGGGGTGAGTTCCATGCGTTGCTGTGGACTATTGCTGCTTCTGTTACCACTATTCTCACGTTGTCTGGGGCTATCCAACGGGTCGTGATCTGGCTCACTGTTGGGGCATTAGTTCTGCACTTGATCGGCGCACTCAACAAGAAAGAAGATAAGTCATGAAGAAGTTACAAGATGTCGCAGGTCGTATCGTCGCAGTGTTCCTGTCGTCAGCTCTTGCCATCGTTGGTGGTTCAGCAGTCATTGCACCGGAACTTGAGATTTGGAAGTCGGCTGTGTTGGCTGGTTTCGCAGCTTGTGCAACCGTTGTGCAGAAGTTGGCTCAGGCATCGCTTGATGGCAATCTGACAATGGATGAAATCAACGACGCATTCGGCGCGAAGAAGAAGTAACTCATGACCAAGATGCCTTGGCCTGTAGTCCCAATCAAGTTCTGTGAACACCTCAAAGGCAAGAAGCCTTCAGAGGTATCCCTCACGATGTTGCGACCCATCAGTGGTGGTGGGCAGTTGCATCATTGTGCAGCTCGGGCTTGGGAGGCAATGAAGCATGCAGCCAAGGCTGAGGCTGGTATCAATTTGAAGCCGACTTCGCCTGGTGATACTTATCGAAGTATCGCTGTGCAGAAGGCTGGGTTCCTGCAACGGTTCCAGGTGGAGCCGATTGAGGGCGCACAGACCAGAACCTATGACGGGAAGAAGTGGTATTTGAAGAAGGGCATGGCTGTACTCGCATCACCTGTTGATGACCCAGCCAAATGTTCACGTCACATGCTGGGTATCGCCGTCGATGTCGCCAACGCCTCCGGCAAGGTACTCGCATGGCTTCTAGAGAACGAGCAACGATTCGGCTTCAGTCACGAAGTAGTTGACATGCCAGGTGCTGAGCCTTGGCATCTGCGTTGGACTGATTCAACACCGAACCAAGCCGTACTCGACTACGAGGCAGCCAATCCGAAGCCTGCCGCATAATGGATTGGGGCATCGTCGCAGCAGCGTTGATCACGGCTGTTGGTGGTGTCATCACAGCACTCTTGATGAGGGTGCGTAAAGAAAACACGGAAGACCACGCAAGAGTCGTGGGTGCCTTAGAGGTGCTTAGTGGAAATGTGAAGTCGGTTGCGACTAAGTTGGATTCACACATCGACTGGCATCTCAAGGGGATCACCAATGGCGAAACTATTGCAGGAGATAAAGGCGCAAAGCCTAAGAGGAACCTCAAAGCTAGATGAGATAGTTGCTCA